GGGGGCCGTCTTTTCCGCCGCAATTGACGCAACCTAAATTTTCTAAATATTCAGCGGGGCAACGCACAACCCGCACCCCGTCGGCAATTGCGTTTTTTCCATTTTTCCAAAATGATTTTTTAACGACTGTCACAACCGGCGCAACCTTATCTTTTATAATTTGCACGGCTTCCGCCAAATTATCCGCGCTAAAATTTATGGTGGTTTTATTCGGTGCCAATTTATGCGCCCAGTATAACGGGTGAAAATGGGAATAAGTAAAACTTTCACCGCGTCGCGGCTTGGCGTCAAGAACAGCTTCAAGATATTCAAAATCTATTTGACCAGCCCCGCACCCGCGCCCGCTATCATTTAGTTTGCAATCGGCGGGACACGTTCCAAAATTATTATCTTTGCCCGCCCTATACGTGACGGCCAAGCCCGCTGTTTTATTGGCTGTTGAATTTTTAACAGTTTTAAGCATTTCAAAAGCTCCCGTAATGAATGCGATTTATCCCATATATAGAAAAAACAAAACCCCGTCAAGATATTTTGACGGGGCCTAATATTTTTTAAAATTTTAACGACGTCGGCGTCGGCTTACATATCGCGTCCGACTTTGCGTGTGTTTCTCCCAATCCGGCCCATATAATAACCGGCCAATAAGTGAAAATATAAACATTAGTTCGCAATCTCCCTTAATTGTTTTTGAACATAACAAGATAATTTTTCAGGGTTGTGTATGATACGAGATAAATTTTTAGAAAATTGTAAAAATCCCCCGTCACTATTCTCTACCCTATACATTTTCCAAACGCCGTTATTGTTTGAAATTTTGAAATCAGTTGGTTTGTTATCTACTTCAACAGACAATAAACCCTGACCCGATTGAACTGTTTTTATTTCCATCGTTCATGGCTCCCGTGGTAATTAACGATACCTTCATATATAGGATTATGTGGGACAAATCAAGTCAAAAAGCATATCCCAGTTAAATTTGCCTTTTTGATGGTGCAGTGGCTCAACGGATTGCAGCCCGTCCATTTTTAAATCAACCGCCGCACTGGCCGGATACAAAAACATTTCCGGCTCATCTGTCGGCTTGTTCTGTTTCTTAATCAATATCCATGATGGGCTATGTTGATGACGGGATAACCACGCTACTTGTGACGGCTGTAACGTAACGCCGTTACTTGTCAAAAATTTAAGTTCCACAAAATGAAACACACCAAACTCGTCACAAATAAGTAAGTCTGGTATTCCGGCTCCCACATAGTTTTCAATCCGCGTCAGCAGTAACTTCCGCTTCGACCTCTGCGCTGCTTCCTTTATCTGCTTGTAAAAGCCGCTTTCGCGCTTTACCGCGATTGCTGGCATTCTTCTTTTCTTTGGGAGTGACGTCGATTGTGATTGGGGCATAGCTTTGTTTGATTTCCTCTAACGCTTTCAAAACCTCATCCTTACTCATACTGTCGATAGAGCCATGACGGATTTCTGATTTATTGACGTATATATCCCCCTGCGCTTGTCCCCGTCGGTATTCAGCTTGCACGGCGGCACTATATGCCCCGTTCTGCAAAGCAATATCCCGTATGTTCTGTAAGTCTCTAACGTGCCGGTGAAAGGTGATACCGTACTTTTCGTCAAGCTCTCGACGATAAGACTGTATTGCTGCCACAACATGAGGTGATATGTGTGGGTTGGTCAATTCATACGCCCTGCTATGCGCCGACGTTGCAGCATAACCAGCATTTATGGCCGCCTCTCGTAACGTAATCTGCCCGTCTTTGCTCACCAGTTCTTTTACAAAAAGCTCCTGTTTGCGCGTCAGGGGCTGATCCACACCAGCCGGTGGTCTACCTCGTGTCTCACGGGGTTTGCCCGTCACTTTCGACATTGCTCGTCTTGCCATAATATCACCGTTAAAAAGGTCACGTTCAGATATTAATAACGTATCTACTATATAGGTTCAAATTTATTTTTTTTGAAAAACCAAAAATAATCGTAATAAGGCCGTTTTTGAGGTAACACTATGAAATTAATACTGTTACCTACTGGTGTTACTTTTTTTGTTATATATTACAGTAAGTAACATAGTAAAGTAACGTGGTAACACTGGTAACACCTATTTTGAAAATAAAAAAAATATTTTTTTGTTTTTGAGCCCATATAGTAGATACGAAACTAAAAAAGCGCGACCCGTGGGCCGCGCTCTGTAATTTTTGTAATTTATTCTGTTTTTTCAGATAGTTGATCAGACCATTGCTTCATCCATTTTTCATGGCCGTCATTTTTTCCGTTAAAATCTTTATCGTTATCTTGCATTAAAGTAACTTTAGCGGGAAGATAATCGACCCATTCGTCGTTTATAAGGCCTCCATGATATTCTCCGGTTTCTACTTTCCATAGTCCGATTGGGGTGGGAGGATATTTGTTTTCCCAATGTATTCCCCCAAGTTCTCCTATCCAGCTTTTGCCATCAGTGATGAGAAAAACTTCCACCGGAACTTTGCCACCATCACATGAAACATCATTAGCGGCTTTTTCGGCGGCGGTCATCGGGTCTTGAGCCTTGGCCCATGATCCTTGATAACCGCAAGTTGAAGCGAGAAAGGTTTGCCCGTTAGGCAACACCCAGTCTTTAACAGTATCAGTCATACTGATCTCCCGTAGTAATTAACAATGTGAAACAGCGGTGGATGAGGTGGTCTACTAAGACCGTAGGATTGACCCCCATCATGCGTACATTAGAGGGTTCGCGCAGGTGGGTTCACCACCCCATCCGTACAATCATTTCTGATTGTTCTTATACTATAGCATACTATCCCATACTTGTCAAGCACAAAATTTTAAAAAGTTTTAGGGGTATGCGATTATATGCGTCAAATATTTGACACTCTAGCTGGAGTGTTCCCCTTTTGTACTGCGACAATTTGTCGCATTGACTTTTATGCGATATTATGTTATACTCTTATACAAGACTAGAGCTCTATCTAGGTGACAAACTTTTTTATGCCCGTCACGTCAACTATGAATAATGACGTGATATAATAAGACCAAGCTTAGAGCTCGCGCTGTTTGACAAGTTAATAACTACGGGAGAATTTTATCATGTTAGTGATAAAACCAATAAGTAATGTCGAGGCCAATCGTGCGATTAAAGAATGGCACCGACACAATGATCCTCTGCCTGATTTGCATATCGCTTTTTGCTATGGGCTGTACGAGCACCACATAGCATTGAAGCATCGGGAGTTACTGGGGGTGGCAATTGTGGGCAACCCATGTGGCCGCACAAACAGAAAAGACATACTGGAAGTGCGGCGGGTTTGTTTCAAGCCTGACGAAAAGTTTCATAAACTACGGCGAAACTATATTAATAAAAAACGTAAAGAAGATATATCCTTACGACAAATGCCGGTCCTTGTTTATGACATCGAAGATCAGGTGCGTGGTCTTTTCCAAGGCGCTCTGATTAAGGCGTACACCGTCCCCAGCTTCTTTCTGCGAGTTGCAGAGATGTATACCAATCAGTTCTCAATCCTCAAGAACAGACCGGTTTCCATTCTGTGGACGTACATACAAGACACAGAAGATGGCCGGTATATTGAAGAGGCTGGCTGGCATTACGATCATTACGTTAAGAGCCGTGGTGCGTGGCACGTTGCCAAGCGTCGGTTCGCCAAATACCTGTAAACGAAAACCCCCAGCTTTGCGGCTGGGGGTTTTTTTAATAGGCAGTTTATCCACTTGCCAAGGTGTCGCATTAGTAGGTTACTGCACAGTGCATCCGACCTAGTAATACTTCCCTATCATCCGGCCTTATTCAGGTTACATGACTAGGGCATCTTAATGCGCTGTTTCTTCTTTTTCGCTTTCATACTCGACCGCGGCCCGTGCGCCGCTGGCCATGCACGACGTAATCATGCCAATGGCCGTCGTGGAGTCGGGCGAGGATATTATCAGCCGGAAGACCAGCGCGGTCAGTGCGCCGCCCATGACGGCACCTGCGTTGTGACCTTCGCTGGCCATTTCATCCAGCAGGTCTTCGGTACGGTGACCGGCTTCATCAAAGCTATCGGTGCTATCCACGTTTGATCCTTTCCCAAGCGGCTTGTATTTCACAAGCTCGTTCAACCGCTTTACCTTTGTGCTTACCCTCAGAAAGAATGCGGGAAGCGTATATGCTTACCACCTGATTGATTTCTGCCACTGCGGTTTGCCAGTCTATCCGGCGTGAGTATTCTAGAATTTCTTTTCTGCGATCCATGTAGCATCTCCCGTGGTGCCCATACGTTAAACCAGCATTTGGAACAAAGGAACAGGTCACCGTCTTTTGCGGCGGCCTGTTCGTTACAGTTATGACACCGTGTTACACTCAGCATCTTCACGATCTCTTTCAATACGAGCGGTGATTGCGTCCAGTAGCAGATGCGTTGCTTCCGTGTCATTTGGCGCACAGTCAAAGGACAACTCGACGACAAAGCGTGACATAACATTTGCCACATGGAAAGGGTTTGCCCCTTGAAGGGAAAACTCTTCGGTCACGTCGAGCAACCGGTCATACATATCCTCATAGGATATCCGCTTACATTTAACAGCCGTCATTGATTGTCTCCTCACGAAATATACCTATACTTGTTTCCGCTAAATCACGGTCACCACGCCGATAATACAGATCTAAGACAAACTTTCTGCCAAAGCTGTTAAAATGTAGACGAGTACAGTCACCATAATCTACGTCCTCAAGTTCTTCACGTTTATCAACGCCATACATACTTTCCTCTAAAGAAATACCTTGCGTCGCTTCTTGATATCCCAACTCATACGCGGTGCGTATTTCGTTTTCGATATTGTAAAGATCTTCCTGAGACAGAACCACCTTTACATCTTCTTCACAATGAACTTGCATATCGTCAACATAATTGGGATCACCAGTAGCCCACTCAATAATTTTTTTCATGCGTTGGTTTGCACTAAACATTATATCAATCTCCCGTAGTACATAAGATAACTCTTATATAGTACAGTGACAACATATTGTCAAGAACAAAAAAAGCCCCCAGAGGATGTTTCGGACTCTGGGGGCTTACTACGGGAACTGTAAAGCTTGGGGGCCTTACACCTCATATATATGCGATTGTGTGAGAATAGTCAAGACAAATCTTCCTCAAACATCGCTTTTTCTATCTCTTCGTCCGTCATGTTGTCAAAATCGAGCTCTTCAAACCGTTTTTTCTTCTTTACCGGATAACGTACGACACTTAGTTTTTCCAGTTTTTCTTTTGGGTTGTCCATGATCTTGTCGAACGCGTTATCTTTTGGTTCTAAAACTTCTATCGTTGTATAACGATGATTACATTTTAGACACTGCCGATGACGTCTGATAGTGCCATCCTTAGGCCGACTGTTGTAAACTTTGCTTCGGCCCCCACACTTTGGGCAAATCATTTCTTTTTTGCCGGACGACCACGCTTTTTAGGCGCAGCAATCTTTGCCGGACGACCGCGTTTCTTGGCTGGTGCCTTACCACCCACCCATGCTTCGTTGATCGTGGGCGTTTTTTTGTCATCAGCGACAAGACGACCCTTGCTATCTCTGGCCCGCTCCGGCTCAGAGAAAAACATGGGAAAAAACATTCGTAACAATTTATTTAGCATAGACCTCTCCTCATTAAGTAAGACTTATCGCATATCATACAGAAAAAAAATCGTCAACTGATTGTTTTACGATAGACGTTCCACATGATCCGAAGTTGACCAGATATTGTCCGGCCCTCTAATTTTGCTAATTTTTTGATCTCTTCGTACACTTCGATAGGTACGAGGACTGATTTCCACTTGGTAATGTCCATATATAGCTCCTTCTGTAAGGGAATATATAAGACAAAACATTATTTTACAAGTAAAAAAGACCCCGCCGAAGCGGGGCCTAGTCTAAGGGAGGATATCGTAAGACCTTCATGTGGCCTCACCCCAACTTGGGCCGATCTCGACGTCGCACAAATTGGGTACTTCCAACGGTACAGCATTTTCCATAATTTCTGCAATAGATTTTGCATCTTCACGATTTTTCACAGATATGGCTATTTCATCATGTATTTGAATTAGTGGTGTGCGTCCGGATTCATAAATATTCACCATTGCCTGCTTTGTCATGTCCGCCGCAGACGCCTGTATCAACCGGTTAAGAGCTTTGTAAGTGTATGCCCGCTTCAATCTGGTGGTTTCACCATATTCACGGATAGCCTCTTGGTAGGGCAGGGCCTTGTTCATGGCAAACGTATCGGGCTCCCACAGATCGAACCGGCACTTGCGGCCTAGTATCGACCGGACGGAGCCGCTACTATCCTTTTTGTTTAGATGGTTTTGTACGCCGTTCATCAAGCCTTTCACAAAAGGGACGCGGTCATGGTACTGTTTGACCAGACCCTTGGCTTCATCAACGTCAATATCTAGCTGGTCTGATAGCTTGTTGACGCCCATGCCATACATCATGCCAAGGTTAATCGTCTTCGCCTGCTTACGCGAGATCTCCGCCATTTCTGCAACCATCGTATGAAAATCCATATTATTATCGTGTCGATAAGCATTAACAAACTCCTCTGCGCCGTTGAGTAGTGCGCCTCTTGTTTTTCCGAAAACATATGCGTAGTGGACCAAGATCCGTGGTTCCTGTTGCGAGAAATCTATAGCAGCCCACTGGTCCCCTTCTTCCGGCAGGAACAGACTGCGTATCATCGGGCCCATCTCAGGGTCTCGCGCCGGTATCTGCTGTAGGTTTGGGTTTGACATGGATATGCGCCCCGATACGGTGCCGCCATCGTCAGAACGTATCTGGTTGATGTGGCTATGTATGCGTCCATCAGCGCGGCAGTGCTTCATTATCGTGTTGATAAACGTGCCGCTAGTTTTGTTCAGGTTGCGGGCCTGCACGATTAGTCGTGCTAACTCATGGTCATGGTCCGTCAAAAACGATTTGGTAAATGACGGCGCGTTCTTTTCTGTTTTGGGATACGGTATGCCCAGTGCGTCAAATGCTTTGGCAATAGACGCCGCAGCCCATAGCTCCACGTCCATACCAGCCACGCTCTTGATCTGGGCAAGTACTTCTTTTTCTTTTTTAAGAAGCGTGTTCCGCGTTTTCTCGACCCTGTTCTGATCTATGCGTACACCGCGCCATGTCATGTCGATCAGGCAGGGCAGAAGCTTTAGCTCCAGATTTGCGATTGGCCACAACTCTTCCTTGGTAAGCTGAGTGGACAGATGATTCCACAGATCAAGTGTAATCTCCGCGTCATTCTGGGCATATGGCCCTACATACATGGCGGGCATCTTCCACATTTCTGATTTGGGGTCCAGACCAAACTCGCGGGCTGCTTCTTGTAGAGTCTTCTCAGTCTTTATCTTACCCAACAGATCGTAGCAAAGCGCGTTGAGGCTGTAGCTGAACCGGTTTTCATCCAGCAGCGAGGCTATCAGCATGGTATCTATGATGCGCCCGTTAAGCGTGAAGCCCATGCGCCTGATCCAGCCCGCGTCGTATTGTGCGTTGTGCATAATTTTATCGGCGGGGCACTCAAAGACTTTCTTCAGCCATTTGTTGACTATGCGCTCATCCAG